CTTCAACTCTTCAGTTGTTGATTCATCTCTCATTGTGAACAGGTGATCAAATGCCAGCTTGTCCTTCAACAGGTCAAAGTTAAAGCCCACCTTCTTTTTCATAAGCTGGAGTTGACTCACAAAACCCTGTGGTATCCTCAGAGGCTCTTTCTTATAAAAGGAGAGATAATGTGCAAACTCGCCTGGGTCATTTTCATACTCAACCAGATTCTCTATCTTGTTTTCACCGTAACAAAGGCCCATGTTCCTCATTCCTTCTTCAGTCCTTGACACTTTGTAGTTATAGTATTCTGGTCCAAGTGCCACTGTTAGCTCTGGTCTCATCTCTGGATAGACACCCAAGTCATATGGGTAGTCAGACCTGTTTCCTCCAAGGATCTGTTCAGGCGATGTCGGACCTCCTTCATAAGAACCAAATATCATCTCCAAATGTTCTTTGTTGAGCTTGTGAGCAAAACTCACGTCCTCTAAGCAAGCCCCGTTTTCATAAAACTGTCTAACTCTAGAGAAGCTTTCAGCCACAGAGTCAGTGAATGAATCAGTTTTTATCACAGAACACGCAGCTAGCGAGAACTTGATGATTGGTGTCAATGATGTTGTATTCAACATAAACGTTGAGTTGAACTCATATACGAAATGACCACTGGTGGCCTTTGGAGACAAGCTCATACAAAACAGCCTTCTAGACCACTCACTCGATACACAAAGCGCTGCGTACTGCAAGCCAGCACTGGGTTCAGACTTGTTTATGGCAATTAGCTCACCCTTGTCATCAGAGCTTAGTCTTGTTCTCTTCTCAATGGCTCTTGGTAAGTTCCTCATTCTTCTCCAAGTTTCAAATAGCTCCCAGCTAAAGTCATCACAGCACAGAGCCAAGACTGAACTAGTAAAGTGGAAGATGCCCTGGCCCATGTCAGATGTTAAGAGCAGGGATGTGGTACCATTTTGCAAATAGTCTTGCTTGAGCACATCCAGGTGGTTGTTGTGCTTCATGTCTGGATATTTGTCCCACATTCTGACCAACTCCTTTGGAAACTCAACTTTCTTATCACAGTGTGATATCAAAACAGTCTCACATATCTTGTCAGTGAGTGAGTCATGCTGGCCAGTTTTGAAAATTGACATGAACTGTGTCACCACAAACTTCTGGCTCCAAGTTGACATATCATCAGAGTTCTTGATGATTATAAGGTCGTCCTTTCTTGGGAAAGCACTCAGAAGATCGTCGTGGTCTTTTTTCATGTATACTTGTTTGTTCCGACCTTCTGTTAGCATCTCCCTAGAATCTGCCTCACATATTTGCCTGGATAAAGATTCCACAAAATTTATTATGATTCTGGATATCATTCTCAGTATGAGTATCTCTCGAGTTCCACCCCACTGGTTCTTCTTGAAGATTTGTATGACAACGTCAAGAAAGCCCCCTTTTGAACACAGCTCAGCCACGATGACATCACGGACAGTACCTTCTGTTAGCATCTCCCT